TTAAGTGCGCGTTCCCATTCTATCTGTTCGCGCGCCTTTTCATATCTAGCTTTCTCTCTATTAATCCATTGTTCTTTAGTGAGAGTAGTAAACATATTAGAATCCTTTCTTTATCTTAATAGAATTAAGAATATAAAATAGGTGAGCTATCTTTCCCGCTAGCCCGTCAGACTGTAGCACCCAGAGGGTGGGAGGGTCAAGGGGCCATCCTACTAACTTATACCTTACTCTTTATACACTCACTAGTGAGTTATATCCTCTCTCTATGTTATATCTATAGGGTATATAAGTTCTCTAGTGTGTGTAGTTCTTAACGTGGTGTTTTTATGGGGGTATCTTAAAAATAAATATAAATAAATATAAATTAAAAGATACCCTATATATGCTAGAGAGTAGGATAGTATATAAGAGAGTGTGAGAGAGATAGAGAGATAGGGAATATAAGATAGGTATATAACTTAGGGGCGGTAGAGGGGCTGTAGGGTAGGGGGCGGGTGGCTACAGTCTAACAGTCCAACGGGCAGAATGCCTGTTAGACTGTGACCTCTACTACTAAGATATTAGAGATATTTCTATTATAAAGTGCACTCTATTCACCTATACTATAGGATTACTAGAATACACTCTAAATAGGATATTACTAGGGAATCATGAGTATCTCAGAGTTCAAGCATATCCTCAATCTTAATAGGCTTCTCCATATTATCCAACCTTTTAGAGAGTTTCTTAGAGGTATCATCATCCACACAACCAATTTCCATAGCTTTCCTAACTCCCTCAATCTGTTTCTTCTGAAGAATAGTTGCGCCACCACTCAAACTAGAGATCAGTTCCTTATAAACCTTCACTGCATTAATAACAGATGGCGAATCAACATCCTCTGTTCCAAGTTTCTCTGCAATAACAACAGTGAGATTATCCTTAATCTGGGAATCAAACCAACTATTCAGATATTCCTTAGTCAACCTTCCTCCTGTAGATTCTGCATCAAGATATCCCATAATAGAATCAAAGGAAATCTCCTCATCACTCACACTCTTAAGATTACCCCCACTAGATTCATAGAGAGAGCGAATAATACCATCCTGCGCAGTTTCAAGAATATTCCGAATATGCGGCATCAAACGATCCACTTGAATCTCACTCAATGGTTCAGAAATAAAGGGAACAGATACACAAACACTCTGAAACTTAGCCTCCTTATTTCCTCGCCCCTTATAACCAATCTTAGAGAGACGTTGATTATTCAGGGGCTTAGATTCCCCAGACTTGAAGGGAACAACAGAGTGACGGTTAGAAACTTGAGACATGATTATTTCCTTACTATGGTTACCTATTACTAGGCTATGAATACTAAGCATTAACTTAGTAGTTTACTAGTCACACTATAAATCTAAGGTGTGGCCGTGGTGGCAACTAACTATAAGCATGTCCCATGCCAACTATCACTCACCCCCACAAAAGAAAAAACCCTTATGAATCAACCACTTAGCTCCCACCTATCTATCCCACCAGAATGCTACAGCCTATATCATGTAATATCTACACACCATTCTACAATCTCATGTAAATATTACAATCCTATCCTATAGGCTAGTACGAATCATTCTCATTCGTGATAAGAGGTAGGGGTATGGGGCTTTTTTGGGTTTTTATTTGGGGCCTATCCTAAAGAACTAAACCAAATTTTCTAAACTTTTTACCTTCTACCCCACAAAAATTTTCCCATAAAAAATTCTCCATAATTTATTACCCTATTTTATTCTCTCTCATCTTATTATTCTTATAAGCTAACCTATCCCCACACTCTAATAAACCTCCCACCACCCATAATCATATCACTCCCCCAAAGATTTACACCTATCATGGATACCCCACTCACTCCTTCAATCTCTCAAGAACCTACTAAAAAATATACAGGTGTTGAAGAGAGAGCTTTAAATCTTTTAGGTCAGGGTGTAAAACCAGAACAGGTGGCGGCCGCAATTGGAGTAACTCCATCCTATATTTCCCAACTCGTATCCCAGCCTGAATTCTCTTCTCAAGTATTTGAGCTTAGATATAAGAATCTCTCTCGTCATAATGAAAGAGATAATGAGTATGATTCTATAGAGGATAAACTTTTAAAGAGATTAAAAGATCTTCTCCCTCTCATGATGAAGCCTGTGGAAGTTTTGCGGGCTATTCAGGTAATTAACTCTGCAAAAAGAAGAGGAGCTTCGGCCCCTGAACAGTTAACTTCACAACAAACTGTAACTACACTAATCATGCCCGTACAAATTATTCAACAATTCACACGTAATTCTTCTAACCAAGTTATTAAAGCAGGTGATCAGGAGTTAATTACCATACAATCAGGTAATATGGATAAGTTATTAACTGCTCAAACTAATATTGCCTCTCATATTTCTACAATCACTCCTGAATCTTTACTCTCCTTGAAAGGAAATCAAAATGTCCCACCCTCCCACTCCTAAATTACTAACCCAAGTCTCTCAAGTTTTGGATACTCAGGCGCGCCTTACCCTAAAAAATAAGGAAGCTGCTAAAGAACAACTTCTTAGAATCCAATTAATCCTTGCTAAGAAACCTCTCTCTTATAAATACAAGTAATCCCATTCTCCTATCCCATTTTAGGATAAAATAACATGTCTAGTTGGTCTGAAAAATTAGGATTTGAGGATTTAGGGGAGGAAAAGAAGCTAGAAGAGAATTTAGATACTCCTTCTTATACAGAAGGTTCATTTAATACTCAAGAAGTAGAAGAGGCAGCTAGGACTTCATTAGATTTCTTAGCTGCTTTAGCTTTGCCTCTAGTTTTTAAATATTTTTTCCCTCCTGTTTTTCAGTCTATCTGGAGATGGCTCTTATCTTTTATCCATAAAACTAGAGATTTCTCTCAATTAGCTATTGGTTTACCCAGAGGTTTTGGTAAGACCATGTTAATTAAGATCTTTATTCTCTATATCATCCTATTTACCAAAAAACAATTCATTCTCATAATCTGTGGTACCCAAACTAAAGCTAATAATATTATAGCTGATATTATTGGTATGTTAAATGAGAATAATGTAAAGAAAGTATTTGGTGATTGGACTTTAGGTAAGGAAAATGATAGGCAAGATTTAAAGAGGTTTGGATTTAGGGGTAGAAATATTATCCTAATGGGCGCCGGTGCTCAATCTGATATTCGGGGTATTACTTTAGAGAATGTGCGCCCTGATGTAATGATCTTTGATGATATCCAAACTAGAGAAGATGCTGATTCTGAAGTAGTTTCTGGTAACTTAGAAACCTGGATGACAGGTACTGCAATGAAAGCAAAGTCCCCTGAAGGATGTTTGTTTATCTTCATTGCTAACATGTATCCTACTAAACACTCTCTGCTTAGAAAACTCAAAGCTACACCTACCTGGACTAAGTTTATTGCGGGCGGAATTTTAGCTGATGGTACCTCTTTATGGGAAGATCTTCAACCTATTTCCCAACTCATTAGAGAATATCAAAATGACTTAGCAATGGGTCACCCGGAAGTTTTCTTCTCAGAAGTTTTAAATGATGAAAACGCCTCTGTAAATAAGTTCATTGATATTTCAAAAATCCCTCCTAATCCTTTTGAGCAAGAAACTTTACATCAGGGTAACTTTATTATTATTGACCCCGCTACAGATAAAGCAAATGCGGATGCTGTAACTATCACCTACTTTGAACTCTATGATTCTCTTCCTGTAGCTAAGGAAATTATAGATGCTAGGCTCTCCCCAGGTGATACTATTTCAGAAGCACTTAGACTAGCTTTAAAATATAACTGTCGCCTGATAGCTGTAGAATCAAATGCCTACCAATATTCTCTCCTCTACTGGTTTAATTTCATAACCGCACAAAGAGGTATTATTGGTCTACAATGTGTGGATATTTATTCGGGCCAGAGAGCTAAAATATCTCGTATCCTAGATATGTTTAAGTCTCTCTTATCTGGAGAGATTATCTTATCACAAGAGGTCAGAGCTCAAGTATTCGCCCAAATTACTTCCTTTAACCCAATTAAAAATAATAATGTGGATGGTATCTTAGACTGCCTAACGTATGCTCCTCGAGTTATTGAGCAATTTGGCGAATATATAGCTACTAATCTTACATTCCAGCTTCAAGAATTCTACTCTATCCCTCTCTTATCTGAAGCTGAAACTAACACATTTTAATCTTTCAGGATAAACTATGGCGGAAATACTAGATTTTATTAGAGGGGTTATTAAAGGTAACACGACAGATATGGCAGGATTACCTGCCGATATTGCTACTTCTACTAATCCTGTACTCTCTTTAGTTTCTAAAGCTTATACGAGATATACAGGAAAAGATATCCCTTTAGGTACTAATGATTTAAGAGAGAAGGTATTTGGTAAAGAGGGAGTGGAAGATAAGAATCTCACCGAAACTGCTGGGACTTTAGTATCTGCAGGTGGGGGAGCTAAAGCCTTAAAGGCTATGATTGTAGGAGCTGTAAGATTAGGAAAGATTTCCCCCAAAGTTGAAAAACTAACCAGCTCTGCAGAAGAATTAATAGCAGATAATATGCATATGTCTTCTGTATTTAACAGTACAGGAGTATATCAAGATAAGGCATATGAAGGATTAAAGGCTGTTATATCTGATAAATCCGCACAGCTTAAAGATATTACAGGTAAGAAACTCTCAGATGTCCTAGATCATCCAGTTCTCTATAAGATTTACCCAGAACTGAAACATGTTAAGATGAATGTTTCTGTAGATAACTCTTCTAAAGGAAGTTACGGAGCTAGAGAAATAACAGCTTCTGGGCCAAATAACGAAGCTCTAAGAGATGTTATTCTTCATGAAGTTCAGCACGCTGTACAGGGTATTGAAGGATTTCAAAGAGGGGGAAACATACAACAATTCTTAGATTTCGCTCCTAAACTCCTTCAAAAATCCATTACTAAAGGTGAAGCTTCTAGTGATCCCTCAGTAAGAGATGCAGCGGAAAGATTTAAAAAGGCTGCGAATACTAAGATTAAAGAGGCCCAAACTTCTTATCTTAATTTAGGCGGAGAACAAGAGGCCAGATTTACTCAGCTAACCAAAGATATGAACTATGAACAAATAAATACTGTAGTTCATAAGCTCCTCAAACAAAACCAATCCCCTCAATCTTTCGACACCAAGTAAGAGATCAAACCATGGCAGCCAACACACAATTCTTTGTATCCAAAACTTCTCAAGGTGCTCTTATTGATCACCATAAATTCTGTCTCGAACAGATGAATAAACAATATTCATTTAGAGAACAGATGAGAAATATTGATCTCTCCTATGCAAGAGAGCAGGATCAAACACAAGAGAATCAAAGAGCTAAAGCAGCTAATAGGGCGGGCGATTCGGATAGAATTCAAAACATCACTATTCCTGTAGTGAAGCCCCAAGTTAGAGCTGCTGTTGGCTACCAAGCTGGAGTTTTCTTAACTGACTATCCAATCTTTGGAGTTGTTGCAGATCCTGCGAATATCGATGCTGCAAAACAAATGCAGGCAATTATTGAAGAGAATTCAATTCGCACAGGCTGGGCGCGAGAACTCCTATTATTCTTCTATGATGGTTTTAAATACGACCTCTCTGCAATTGAGTGCACCTGGGATAAAATAGTAACCGCCGCAGTTGAGACTGATGTTTCATACAAAGGCGGTAAGGAAGGTAAGCCTGTTGAATTAATTTGGCAGGGGAATAGATTAAAGAGATGGAATATGTATAACACATATTTCGACACTAGATGCTTACCTTATGAAATTCCAGATAAAGGAGAGTTCTGCGGCACTACGGAATTATATTCTAAGGTTGCCCTTAAATCTCTCATTGCTAAATTAGATACTAAGATTATTGAGAATATTCAACCAGCTTTTGAATCTCCGTCTTTTTTAAATATTGGAGCTTCGGGTACTGGAAATGAAGGTTACTATATCCCTAATCTTAATTCTGATTTACTAATCGATCAGAATTCAAATGATATTGTAGATTGGGATAGATGGGTTGGATTGGCTCCAGCTAATACTAATTCACATATCAAGTATAAAGGCCTCTATGAGGTATCTACAGAGTATGTTAGAATCTTACCCTCTGAGTTTGGTTTAAGAGTTCCGGCTCCTAATACCCCCCAAGTTTGGAAGCTCATAATTGTTAACCACTCTGTAGTTATCTTTGCAGAGAGAATGACTAATGCACATGAAAAGATTCCTGTGTTCTTTGGTCAACCTTCTGAAGATGGATTAGGTTACCAAACTAAATCATTAGCTACAGATGCTAGACCTTTCCAGCAAGTTGCTTCTTCCATTATGAATGGAGTGTTAGCTGCAAAAAGAAGAGCTGTGACTGATAGAGTATTGTATGATCCTTCACGAGTTAGTGAAGCTCATATTAATAATCCTAATCCTTCTGCTAAGATTCCAGTTAGGCCTTCGGCATTTGGTAAAAATATTACCGAAGCCGTATATCAATTCCCTTATAGAGATGACCAATCTGCTATTGGCATGCAGGAAATTAATACAGTTGTTCAGTTAGGAAATACTCTTAATGGACAAAACCAGGCGCGCCAAGGACAATTTGTTAAGGGTAATAAAACTGATGGGCAATGGGAACAAACCATGTCCAATGCAACTACCCAAGACAGATTAACTGCGCTGCTGTATGAATCTCAGGTATTCACTCCTTTAAAAGAAGTTATTAAACTTAACATCTTACAATACCAAACTGGTGGCCAAGTATTCTCTCCTCGCTCCCAGGAAGCTACTAAGATTGACCCTTTAGTTCTTAGAAATGCTATCTTATCTTTTAAAGTAACAGACGGATTATTACCTTCTGATAAAGTGTTATCTGCAGACCAACAAAAAACTGCAATGCAGGTAATTGGATCTTCACCTACATTAGCTCAAGGGTATAATGTTGCTCCTCTGTTTTCTTACATCATGAAGACAGATAATGTTAATTTCGCACCTTTTGAGAAATCTCCACAACAAATTGCGTATGAACAAGCATTGGGGGCCTGGAATAACGCAGTAACTCTGTATGCTCAAAAAGGTATTCCATTTACTCAACCTCAACCAAAACCACAAGAATACAATTTTGATCCTGCCTCTATCAATCCCCAAGCACAGGCACAAACCGCCCCTGCTACAGTTCCACAACTTCCTCAGTAAACTATCATGGCTCAATTAGATCCTTCAAGTACATTTCAGTCTTGGCTTCTAAGTGCTGAAGAGTTAAGATTAGGTCACCTATTAAGTGATTTACAAAAGAAAGCTATTCAAAACTATTTATGTCAACTAGCCAATGAAAGAATTAATTTAACCTTTATTGAGGAAAACAAGGCCAGAGATGCCGAATTGCAGGGGGCAATAGGTACTCTTAGATATCTTCTAGATCTTTCTACTGAGTCTGAAACAGCATTGATCAACGAAGCTAACAACAACCTCCCCCGCTAATTAACCCCTTAGGAATATACCATGTCTTTCGCATCTAAATGGACTAGCATCTTTGGTTTAGGTAACCAAACTCCTGCACCTGCGCCACAACCACAGGTTACTAATAATCTTCAAACTAATCCGGCTCCTCAAGGAACTCAACAGTCTCAGGTAACTGATGCTAATGGTGTTATTCCTAAGGATGGAGATAAAGGCCCATTGGGTAAGTTTGAAAATTTATGGCAACCTCCTACTCCAGAACAGCAAGCTGCGAGTCAAACTAATAATCCTCCTAATGTTACTGTTGATCCCGCTAAATTATTGGAGGCAGCAGGTAAAGTAGATTTTACTAAAGTTTTAGATCAAGAAACTTTAGCCAAAGTGGCCGCAGGTGGTGAAGGTGCAGTAACTGCACTTGTTTCACTTATGCAAAAGAGCAACCAAACCGTTTATGGGCAGTCTATGTTGGCTGCTAATAGATTGGTAGAAGAAGCAGTGAAGGTGGCAGAGCAGCGGTTTGCTGCACAAGTACCCCAATTAGTTAAAAAGCAAGCAGCTTCGGAAAGTCTCTTTAGTGAGAATCCGGCGTTTCAAAATCCTGCGATTCAACCAATTGTTTCCGCGTTACAACAACAACTTCAAGAAAAGTATCCCAAGGCTACTACTAAAGAGTTGAATGTTATGGCTAAGGAAATGTTAGGAGAATCTGCAAAAATCTTTATGGGCGAACAACCTCAGAATTCCACCCCAGATAAGGGTGCACAAAAAGAGGAAGATTGGTCTATGTATTTGGAAGCACCTCAAAGCTAATCTATCTTTTATTAGGAGTTTATATGTTACATAAACGTGTTCACTACACAGCAATGGGTCAGGAAATTCCTGCTCAATCTCGGGAAGGTGTTGGCTTCTTTGCAGCACTTAGACCTACCATCGTTGCTACTAACTCAGACTTAACTCTGACTGTAGCTCAAATGTCTGGTGGTTTAGTTCAGTTCTCCAGCTTCTCTGCTGGCCGAGCTGTTACTACTCCCACTGCTGCATTAATTCTTGCTGCTGCAACTGACATGGATATTGGAGAATCTTTCTCCTTTATTGTTTCTTGCCAGGCTGCTTTTGCTGCAACTTGGACTGCAGGTACTGGTGTTACTTTAACTGGTAGAGCTACTACTCCTGCATCTTCGTGGAGTATTGTCACTGTTACTAAAACGTCTGCAACCACGGTTTCGTGGAATGTGACCTAAAGATAAACTAACTCTAACTTACTAAGAGGGTAAATTATGACTACCGGTATTTGGAATACTAATACTACGAACCTTACGCAGGATCTTGCAGCTAAATCGTTTGCAAGTATGATTACTCGGCTCATGCCGAATGGTCAGGCTCCTTTGTTTGGTTTAACTTCAATGTTAGCTACTGAGACCGCTCTCCAACCGGAGCATGGTTTCTTTACTAAGACTATGGTTTTCCCCATGGTTCAATTAAATGGTGCTATTGCAGATGGTACCACTACTTTGTTTACTGTAGACAGTTCTGCTAATATTCTTCCTGGTATGCTTCTGCGTGCAGAATCTACTGGTGAGACTATTTTAATTAACACTGTTCCTGGTGCAACTACTATCACTGTTCAACGCGGTGTTGGTACTGTAGCTGCGGCGGCTATTGCAGATGATGTCCAACTTTATCAAGTTGGTAACGCATTTGAAGAATCGTCTATTCGTCCTAATGCTCTGGCTATCAATCCTGTTCGGATTACTAACCTGACTCAAATCTTCCGTAATACCTGGAGTCTTTCGCGTTCTGCTGAAGCCACTCAAGTTATTGCAGGGGAATCTACGGTTGCTGAGAATCGTCAAGATTGTGCAGCTTTCCATGCAGCTGATATTGAGAAGGCTCTTCTGTTTGGTCAGAAGTCTCAAGGTAGCAGAAATGGCCAACCTTTCCGTACTATGGATGGTTTGCTTAACATTCTGTCTGACTTGACTTACTATCCTCCTAGCTACGCAGCAGTTAATACTACTACTGCTGGTTCCACTACTAACTATACTCAATTAGAAACTGCTCTTGATCCAGTTTTCAATCAGGCAACTGATCCGAAAGTTGGTAATGAGCGTATTCTTTTTGTTGGTGGTACGGCAAAGAAGGTGTTAAATAACATTGGTCGGTTAAATTCCACGTACCATCTTACCAATGGTGCTACCAGTTATGGTTTGCAATTCTCTGAATTTGCTATTGCTCGTGGTAGATTCAAGATGATTGAACACCCACTTCTTAATAGTAACGCCGCTTGGAGTAAATATGCAATCGCTGTTGATATGTCAACTTTCCGCATCGCATATCTTGGCGGGCGTAAGACTAAGAAAGAAGAATTTAACACGAATGGTAATGCTGTCGATAACGGTATTGATGCTGTCGGCGGTACCATCACTTCTGAGTTAACTTGCGTTGTTAAGAATCCTCCGGCAAACGCTCTTATTACTAACCTCACAGCTGCGGCTGCTGGTTAATAGTTCCTAAGGGGGAGCAGTTTCCTAGCCCATGTACTGTTCAAAAACGTGGCTATAACCTCCTAAGGAACCAAAATGACTAACCCATCTATTAAAAATCTCAGCCCAGAAAATGCACTTGCTCTTGAAGTTTTGAAGAAGCCCAGGTTGGAAAGGCTATTCAAAACTAATTCCAAGAGTATTAAATATATCTTTAAGAATGGCCATGTGGCTAATTTCATTAAAGGTAGATACACTACTTCGGATCCTGAAAAGATTGAACAACTTGAGTATGAAGTTGCCAGCGGTCACCCGGAAATTCATATTGATTTGAATGAACGGGAAATTGATCCGCGTATGGAAGATCCCAAACTTCGTATGAGAGCGGAAATTCTTAAGGATCTTATGGAAGCTAATATGGCGGCCACGAATCCTGAAAGAGATATGGGTACTTATGAACCTGCCAAGCTAACTCCGCAGAGCACCAAAGATATTGCACCTGTAGCGGCTGGAGGTAATGCTACCCAACTGACTTCTCAACTTAACAACCTTATTAATCAAAAGTAAAGAGTTAATATGACGCTGGCTGAACTGATAGCTGAAGTTTACAGTATTACAAACCGCCCAGATTTGGTTGCTGAAACCGCAGTTGCAGTTCGGGCAGCTACTTTAGAAGCTCACCATTCTGATTTCTATTATAAAGATCTCTTTGAAACGGGTATTACTTTCAATGAGCCAGATCTTTATATTCAACAAATAGAATATAGAACTCTTCTCCCAAGATGGAGAGCATTAAAGTATCTGCGTAAGTTTGATAGCACAGCTTATCCGCCTCCTGGCACACCTGGTACTTTCTTTAATATCCTAGATCCACAACAGACATTAGATTCCTACGGAGTTACTAGGGAAAATATCTGTTATGTTGCTGGAGATGTTATTCAAGTTAGATCTAACACTAAGCTAGCTAACGCTCTAATAGGTTGTTATCTTCATCCTATTATTTCTCCTGAGGCAGATTATAATTCTTGGATTGCTTTAGATAGCCCCTATGTAATTATCTTTAGAGCGGCCGCTAGTGTGTTCAAGATCATAGGTAAAGATTCTGAGAGATCTGCATTCCAGGAACTATGGAATGTTCAAATGGCTGAATTAAAGATGGCTAACATTGTAGCTTCAGGATACTAACATGACAGCAACTTTGTGGGGATTAGAAGATGGAGATACTGGAGAGGAAAATCTCCCTGGTAACTCTGCATCTATTTGGCTTCCAGGATTAGAAGTAGAGGCAGCTTTTTGTGTTTTGGCAGGCTATGAAATAGTGCCTTCAGTTAATGAAGATTTTTTAGATAATTTTGGAGGAGCTGATAATACTCCTTTAGAGGATAGAATATCTGATAGCGGACAGACTTGGGTCGGCGATTCTTTCTCTGTACTAGATAGTTCTTTGGTGACAGACTCAGAAGAAGGAGCTCTGGCTAGACTTACAGATGTAGCTCTAAATTGGACAGCTTCACCAGAATCAGATCCTGGATCTATTATTTTAGATTTTAGTTTTTGTTCTTAT